CCGGAGATCGCGCAACAGCGCTATGAAGAGAACCTAAAAGCCAAAGGCGGCGAATTGAAGATCGGCAACGATTACGAATTATCAGCCTTCATCGAAAAGAAGATCGGCGAAGAAGGCTATTCCCCCGCCGCCGTCGTCGGAGAAATCAAGCGGCTGGGGCTGACCTTCAAAACGGAGATCAGCGAAAAGACGATCTATAATTACATCGACAAGGGTATATTCTACGGGATCAGCCGCGAGAGCTTGCCAGAACACGGGGAGCGGAAGCGGAAATATGACAAGGTGGAGCGGAAGAAAGCCGCCCGCGCGCCGCAGGGCGAAAGCATAGAAGAACGCCCGCAGGAAATCAACGATCGGCAGACCTTCGGACATTGGGAAGGCGATTGCGTATGCGGGAAGAAGCGGACAAAGGAAACCTTGTTCGTTCTTTCGGAGCGCTTGACGCGGAACGAAATTATTATCAAAATGCCGGATCAGACCGCCGCCAGCGTCGTGGCGGCGCTGAACAAATTAGAACGCCGCTTCGGGAAGAAGTTTTCACAGATATTCAAAAGCATTACGTTTGACAACGGATCGGAATTTATGGATTGCGCCGGAATTGAAAAATCCATCTACGGAAAAGACCGGAAGCGCACGAAGGTTTACTATTGCCACCCGTACAGCGCATACGAACGCGGCACGAACGAGAACATAAACAAAATGATACGGCGGTTCTTGCCGAAAGGAACAGACTTCCGGAAAGTAACCGCCGCATATATTCAGCGCGTCGAAACGTGGATCAACAATTACCCGCGCGAGATTTTAGGCTTTGAAACGTCCGGATCGCTCTTTGAAAGATACGTCGCCGAAGCCGCTTGAAGCCTTCTGAAAAAATATTTTAGTTTTTTCTGCTTTTACTCTTGACTTTTGCGGGTGTTGAGAGTATCATTAAATGCAGAAGAAACCGTTACGGTTTTTCCTGCATTATTTTTTTATCCGAAGGCAGGCGGAAGGAGGTTAAAACATTGAGCGGATACAGTTATTTGACGCTGGAACAGCGCCGCGAGATCGAAAGAATGTATGCAGAGGGTGAACGCGTTGTTGACATTGCCGCCCGTCTGAAAAGGAGCGCCGCCGCTATCTACGAAGAGTTGAAGCGCGGCTATACGGGAGAGTTTGACGGCTACGCCCGCCCGAAGTACAGCGCCGATCTTGCACAAGCGACGGTGCAAGAGAATTTCCGACGCAGAGGAAACCGACGCGGCGCGAATTGCTGAAATACGAAAGGAGCTATTCAATATGAAAATGAAGAGGATCGCAAACAACGTGGCGCTTCAAACGATCGGCTACGTAATTAGCGGATTTACGAACGTGTATATCTACGTTCGGGAATGCGGCTATCAGAAGCGGGACATTTACAGGGGCTTGTATAAGCACTTCGCGCACGACGAAATGAACAAATACGCATATTGCAAGATCACGGAGCTTCGCGCCGATGAAAACGTGCTTTACATCGGCATTGAAGAGTAGCGCGGGAAAGGAGCTATTCGGAATGAGTACAACACGATACAAAATCCGTTTATGGGAATACGACGGCGAAGCGTCCGTCGCAAACGCCGTTACGTTCGACAGCTTCGCAGAAGCGGAAGCGCGGTTCAATGATCTTCGAGTTTCGGAGGAAATGCCGTGCGTTGAGTTCATCAAAGAGCGGATCGCGAACGGGTGCATTATCGGCGACGAAGTTTTGAACGTTCGGCAGTTCGCTTCGGTATTTGACGCTATCACGAAGGACAAGCCCACGCTGGCGGGCTTCCTTCGTTCCCTTCCGGTCATAGAAGCGCCGTGGGACGCGGCTTTTCAGAAGCGTTATTGCTCTTCCTGCACGGCGGAGAATTGCGACGCTTGCGCGAATGAGCAGTTCCGGAACAATCCGGAATGGTGGCTTTCCCTTCCGGCGGCGGAGGTGGAACAATGACGGCGGATCGGGCGCGCGGAGCGCTTGCCGTCCTGCAAGACGCGGACGGGAAGTTTATTTGCGAAGTGCCTTGCGGTTACATAGTCGAGCAGAAAGCCCGCGCACACAAGCCCCGGCGGATACAGGCACAACGACGGCGGCGGGCAATGCTTCGCCGTCGCGTCGCCCTTACGGTTGCATTGCTGACCGTTGCCGCCCTTCTTGCGGCGCTTATGCCGTGGAGCGGGAGCGGTGCGGCGGACAAGCCGAAGGACACGACCGCCGGAACGCTTGAAGAGGTACACCAGCCGACCGCCGTTCTTCTTCCTTCGAGCGGGACGGTGGCGGAATATGTGCCGAACGCGGCGGAGGTTGAAGCCCTTGCAAAGCTGATATACGGCGAAGCGGGGATCGTTCCTTCTACGACGGAGCAAGCGGCGGTTGTATGGTGCGTTCTGAACCGCGTTGACGATCCGCGCTTCCCCGACACGGTGCTGGAGGTTATCGAAGCGCCCTATCAGTTCAGCGGCTACGATCCCGAATATCCCGTGAAAGAGGAATTCGCCCTTCTTGCGGCGGACGTGCTGACACGATACCGCGCGGAGCGGGACGGCGAAGAAAACGTCGGGCGGGTGCTTCCGGCGGAATACTGCTTCTTCACGGGCGACGGGCGGCGCAATCACTTCACAACGGAATGGAAAAGTACGGATTGCTTCGGATGGACGCTTGAAAGCCCGTACACGAATTAAGGAGGGGCGGCGAATGCTTGAAATCAGACCTACGCACTTAAAGCCCGCCCGCGAGTTCGTCTGGAAATACCATCGGCACAATATACCGCCAGTTGGCGGAAAGTTCGCGATTTCCTGCTTTGAAGGCGAACGGCTTTGCGGCGTTGCAATATGCGGCAGACCTACGGCGCGGAAACTTGACGACGGCGCGACGCTTGAAATCTATCGGAATTGCACCGACGGGACAAGAAACGCTTGTACGAAGCTGTACGGCGCTTGTGTCCGGATCGCCCGCGATATGGGATACAAGAAGGTCATTACCTACACGCTGGAGAGCGAAAACGGCGCTTCCCTTCGCGCGGCAAACTTCACGTTCGCGGGATCGGCGGGCGGGATCGCTTGGACAGGGACACGCCGCCGCGATTACTACGTATCGCCGGAAGAAATGAAAAACCGATGGGAATATGTACTTTGAAAGGAGCGGCACACATGAAGGACAACAAAAGCGGCTGGCAGTTCCCGAAGGCGCTTGAAATCATCAAGTGCAAGGAAGGCAACAAAGAGTTTATGAAGGAGCGTCCGGCGCGTCGCCCGTTCGGAAACACCGTGCTTATTTGCGAATACCCGATCGACGACACGGCGGCGGAAGAGCCGAACGCGAAGTTGATTACATGGCGGCTTGCGAAGCGCGCCGCGCGGGACTTCTTGCGCGTTTCCTTTATGCCTTCGGCTATCGTATCGGCGGCGACGCATGGCGGGAAAACCGCCGTCCGCGTCTACGGTAAATATTAAATCACACGAAAGGAGCTATTCAATTATGTTCAGCAAGAAAAAGACAGAATGCCGCGTTTGCGGCTATCGCTTCACACCGGAGCGGGAAAACATCTACACGGCGGAAGAACCACGTTCGGCGCTTGAAATGCTTACCGCCGCGCCGACGCGCTTTTCGGCGGTTGATTGCCCGATTTGCGGTTGTCAAATCCGGCTGGCGGATCGTGCGCCGCGCATTGACCTTCCGGCGATTACGGAACAGCACGACGCGGACGCAGAGGAAACGGAGGGCGGCGAAGATGAAGATTAAAAGTATCGCCGCTATCTGCAAGAAGAACAAGAATATTGCGATCTTCGAGCGGCACAGCGACGACGGCGACATATTAACGCAGTACATCGGCGACGGATCGGCGGTTTATCCGGCTATCGGGCTTCCGCCGCTTGACGCGGAAAGCCTTTTAACGATCTTCGACGTTCCGGAGAAAGACCGCGATAATTATTTCGTGAAAACGCTGGGCATTCCGGCGGGTATCAGCTTCGAGGACACCGACGAAACGGAAAGGCACGTCGAGCGGGAAGGAATTTCGATCATCTATTCCGGACGAACCTTGAAGCCGATCCACACAACGCGCGGGCTGGTATTCATCGAAAGCCGCTATCTTGCGCCCGTTGCTGACGTGCTGGACGTGCTGGAGCTTTACGAACGCCGCACGACGGACGGCGCGCCCTACATTGTAGCGAAGGCGGGCTTCCTGCTTCAAGCGGTGAT